GCCTGGATAGCTAAGCAGATAGCTTCTTCAAGACGTTGCTTGGCTAAATCCATCTTTGTTGGGTTAGCGGTTGGCTGGTTACTCATTAGCTTCTCCAGTGCCGCGCCTTGTGTATTCAGAATTGCTTCAAACATAGCTACCTCATTACGTCGATTGAACATGCACAATCCAGCGCACCACCTACATATCTATCGACTATTCCGTTCGTTGGTTCGGGTTTGCTAATGGCCAGTGGATTGTCTAGCCAGTAGCTGTCATGAGATTGGTTTCCGTAACGAACGCATCGTCTGCCCGTTCAGTTATCGTTACCCGCCCACTTGGGAGTTAGCCGCTACATGGTCTGTCCTCATCCGGGTTAATGCTCATTTCAGTTATTCCTAAACAACCTCATAAGGCCGCTTAGAAATAAAGCCAGCAAACGCTGGCTTTAATGAAAGCAATGGATTTAGTAATGGAAAGTGCTCGCGCTACTTACCGCTATTTATCTGCCTGCTTGTCTTGGTACCACTGTTTGATCTTGTCGGGCTTCTGCCCACACTTCTCTAGTGCACCTTTCCAAATCAGGTCACGTTCAACAGCTTCATCCCTTGTAAGGGGAGGGCTATCGAATGGAATCTCACAAGGTGTAAGGTAAGCAGCTGGTGGAAGCACTACAACGTCACGAGTCTGCGTCACCACCTTCAGGTCGGTAGTGCTGCCACATCCGGTCAATGACAGGCTGAGGCAAACGCTTAGTGCCACAATCATCTTCTTCATCTCGTAGTAGTCCTTTTAGTTCACCAACCGCTTTATTCACGCTTGCGTCCACGGTCGCAGTGTAGTTTTCCATGTAACTCACTGCCTTTCGCTCATCCTCTAAATGCTGAGTGAGCGTGCCAATGGTCGCGTTTAATTCAGTGTTTACCTGCGTCACAGTTGCAATGGATAGCTTAACAGTTGCGAGTTCGGCCTGTTTGGTTGCAATAGTTGAGTCTTTTGACTCAATCTGTTGCTCCAGGTAATCGACACGCAAAGAGAAGAAGCCAATCACCAATCCAAGCGCCACGATAAAAATGCCGTTCATCTTAGTTAGCAAAACATAGCTCCGTTTCTTTCTGTCTCCGTTTCACCAAGCCGGGCAACTTCTTCCCAGCCCCATACACCCAAAACTTCAGCTCATTGCAGGCTTTGGGATAGTCACCCTTGCGGATGTGCTTATAAATGCGTGTCTCGCTGCCGTCCGGGTTATGCCTGAATCGCGTGCAGCCTGTGTTGAATATGAATGATGTGAAAGCATCAATTTGCCCTTGGCTCATCGGAGCATCACCCATTGAAGCAACGAGACATTCTTCTGCTGATTTAATGTTTCTGACCCAATCCTCAGCGACTTGGATTTCAGTCACCGGCTTATCATCCACGCCATGAGTATTCCCCACGCCATTAGTGATTAAGCCAGAAGGGCAAACATAAGGATCTAACCGACATCCCTCTGCATTGCCTATGATCTCCAAGGCTTTTGGTGAAACCATCAAATCACTTTGAACCACTCCGCCAGTAACGAGAGCGATGATGGCCATGACAGAACAGACAATTTTGTTTTTAGTCTTCATTATCTGTCGTCCTCATCGAGAAGTGCCTCAAGAGGTTCGCCGCTGGCTACCTTTGCCTTTAGCACTTCGTGGTTCTTATGTTTGTAAACCCAAGTGAGAATGAAAGAGGCTAAACCGAGCATTAAGCCACCAATCACACCCCACTCGCTAACAGAAAACGCACCAAGGACAGTCACCCAGCCTGCAAAGAACTGGGTAACCTTTTCACCCTTGGCAATAAAGAAAGCGGCGACAACTCCAGCTAGAGCGGTCAGCCATAGTTGTTTTTTCTCTAGCATCAGAGCCTCACGCTTTACGTTTTTACAACTGGTTAAATGATTCAACCGTCGACATATAAGTGCCTTCTTCCATCTCAATACCAATAAAGCGGCGGTTTAACTTCACGCACGCCTTACCCGTTGAACCGGAACCCATAAAGGCATCAAGCACCACATCACCCTCTCGACTGCTCGCAGTAAGAATGTGCTCCAGCATTTCCGCTGGCTTTTCGCATGGATGCTTGCCTGGGTAATACGCGACGGGAGTGAACGTCCAAACATCGGTATAAGGCACGTCACTTGTGACGCTGAAAGGACGGCGCAGGCTTTCATATTCAGCCTTGAGATCGTCGTATTGACGAGTTAGCGACTGATAATCAGCATTAAGCGCATCGTATTCTTTGGTTAGTTCATCATGAGAACGCTCAAGCTTTCCGGCATGTTCAGCGAACAACGCCTGCAGCTTTTCATATTGCTCACGATTAGGAAGCTGCCACTGGCTGGCACTAAACCAGTGCGAACACATCTGAGTGCCTGTGGCTTGGTTGATCTCTTTTGCTGAAATGCCTAATGAATCACGAGCATTTCTGAAATAATTGATCAGAGGCTCGAACACCTCTTTCTTTAGCTCTGCACACTTCTTCGCGTACCCAGCCACGCCTTTTGCATGACCTTCTGAACCGTAATGCTCAGCAAACAGAACACGCTCGGTGGCGGGGAAGAACGAACGCAGGTCGGTTTTTCTCATTCTTCGCCATGGTCCATTAGGCTTAGCCCAAATGATATGGTTCAGAACGTTAAAACGCTGGCGCATAAGCAGCTCGGTATCCGCCGAAAGCTTGTGGCCACAAAACAAGTAAATGCTGCCGGATGGTTTCAGCACTCGCCAAAATTCCAGCATTACCTCATCCAACCACGCCAAGAACGTTTCGACATCTGGCCACTGATTATCCCAAGCGTTTTTCTTAACCTGGAAGTAGGGTGGATCCGTCAAAACAAGGTCGACGCTGTTGTCGGGTAAGGTTTTCAGGTAGGTCAGGCAGTCTGCATTAAGCAGCTGCACACGATTGTCAAAGAATGAATGTTTCAATGGTGCCTCCGCGCATGGCGCTCTAGGCACTCTCCTTAACAATTGACTTGCACCGCTTACACTTAATAGAAACGGTACCGATAAATTCACAAAGTTTCGCGCCACACTTAGGGCAGCGCAGTTCTATTAGTTTTGTCATATAGTCTCACTTTCGTGTAGACTCCACACCGCTCTGCAGAGCTGGGTGGGCCTTGGTCTGGCGTATGACTTCCGTAATAGGTCAGATGGCTGTGAGGTGTTCCCGCACTTCACAGTCGCCCATTTCATTGCCGTACATTTCGCAGCTTCCTCTCCGTCGCCAAACGGGTCTCAGGTACTCAAGGCTGCGTCCAAATACGAAAAAACCCCGCCGAAGCGAGGTTTCTTTTCTAATACTAAGAGGTTTCAAGTCTTATTATTAAGCGATGGGTTACAAAAACCGCATCTTGGTAAAACTATATACTGAACACCCCAACTTTGCAACTACATATTGTGCCTAAAATTCATTTTCAATCAACATGTAGTGTTTAAGCGCGAAATCATCACATCTCCGGTGCTCGTGGTGATATAGCGACCGTCTGGTATTTTCTTTAATTGCCCTGCGATACTTAGCTGTTCCATCACAAACGCTATATGCGGCAAACTAGCCTTCCCAAACGCAAGAACGCGACCTCCAATGCTTTCGGCGCTTTGTGGGCCACACGAAGCACTTTCAAGTATTTCGCGCACTAAACTCGTTTGGTCTTTTTTAATCTGGTTCATAACTTATCTCCTGGCGTATTTAAGTCAGGGACGACACTATGTATTACCAAGACGGAAAGCCAGTCCTATTTTTGGTGAAATTGGCTTGTGTGACCACGACCTCCTATTGGCAATAAACCACTCGCTGGGTAATTGGTTCAGAGCTAACGTTCCCCTCGCACAATAAGCCAGGAGAACAAATCATGACAACCAAGCAAATTCAAAGCGACATCGCCGAAGCTATTGAACTTTCAACCAAGCTGCGCGAGATGATTTACAAGCTACACCAAAACACTTGCAGCGAAATGTCCGAGAAAGAAAAGCAGGGCAAACCAATGACGGAAGAACGCCTGCTAAGTGAAACCATTATCCCAATGATAAGCGACGCCACGCAGCTACATGGCAAGCTGGCCATGCTTGATAATATTTACAACGAATAACAAAGGGCCGCATTTGCGGCCCTTTTTGCATTAACTACCTGTAATAACGATAGTCCCGGTTAAATCCCTTGTAACTTCCTTTTATCTCATGCAAAGCCAATGGCCATAGCACCCAATAAATAAACGTTATCGATAAAGATTGCAAGACGGTGCCGTTTCGCACTTTTCTTCCATAGTCCGACATCACAAGACCAAAACAGCCTACTAGAGCGACCACATTGCCAATGCACAAATAAAACACCAACCAACCAAAGAGCTCATCAATGGTTGGAACAGTTAAAACAAGTTGAGTTGTTTCCATTTTATTTCCAAGCTCCACACTCACAAACCATAGTTCCTCTGTCAATGCTTGGTAGGTAATTATGAGAAGCCCCATAAACCTGACAGACCTTAACTATGATTTTTCTTTGTTCCACTAACTTGGGGATGTCATCTTCACCTTGAATTAGTATCGACTTGCCAAGCTTTTTGGCTAAGTGATATTCAGCCATAGCACCTTCGCTTTTCTCCCAATCATTCAGCATAAACAAGGCATCAGCACAGCGAACCATGGCACAACAAATATCCATATATTCAGGCTGAGACAAACCATCTGGCAGTGTGGCTGGATTTAAAACTACGTTCCCAGCCTTTGTTAACAACGTATCAACCAAGTGAAAGTTATGGCGATTAAATTCAGGCAGGCCGCTCATTGGGCCTGCAATATAGATCTTAGTCTTCAATTTGTTCACCAGTAGGAACTGAATCGTAATGATCAAGCAAGCTAACTGCCCATTCCAAAGCTTTTACTTTAAAATCTTCCGTTTTAACAATGGTGCTTCGATGCTGAGTCTCAAAGCCACCTTTTGTTAAAATCAAACTAATTAAACCTGGTGATAGTTCTCGTGCACTTAAAAACCAATACCTGATTTCAATAAACTCGGCATTCTCTACATGATCATACTTCCAGCGGTAATTTTGGTAATCTGGGTTGCCGAACAGTGATTCACGATAAACTTTAAATTCATCAATCGTTTCTTGGATATCTGCTAAAGCTTCATGCTTGTATTCTTTCTGGATGCGTTGCTCGAGTTCAGGCTTAAAAGCACGAACAGCTAGGTTAAATGCTGACACATCCAACTGACGATAGTGCAGGTAATCACTCAGCTCAGGCATTTGACACATCATGTATGTTCTATCGAACATGATAGAACTACCCGCGAGAATGGCGCCTGTTTTTTTCTTACGATCATAGGCAGAAATATCCAGCGTTTTTAGATGTGAAATAATCGCGTGCTCTGCATCTTTCAATGAAAGTTTTGAAGAACGAACTTCATCAAGAAGACCACTTTTCGTATGAGTTTCAATAGCCCATTCGCTGGACTGAGCAATGCGATCTTCCGTTTGATTGATTACCAATCTTAAAGGTTCTCCGACCTGGTCTAATTGGCTATTTGTAACAATCAGTGCCACTTCAAAAATAGGGTAATATTCCATTCCCAAGTGACCGTTATTAAGGCGACCGTTAAGACCACCTGTTTCAAAATCCAGCCACAAAAAGTAAGTTCCGTTATTCATCATCTTCACCATAATATTCAATAACACCAACGAGTTCGTTGGGTTCTTCTGTTCTCCAGCTTGGTACCCACTTATCCAACCAACCCATCGCTTGAGACTGCGACATTTGATTATGTGTCATGATATAAGCGACGAGTTGGTTTGAGTCGGACGGCATAAAGAGTCCTATTGAGTCGGTTGCTGTGGTTGTCCCCAACCGCCTGCATGTGGGTTCGCTCCACCAAGCATTTGCATTACGCCGTTGAACCCTTTTACTTCAACTTGTGTGGTGTAACGATCTTGACCGCTTTGATCTTTCCATTTGCTGGTAGCTAGCTGACCTTCTATATAAACCTGAGAGCCTTTCCTTAAATACTCAGCAGCAACTTCAGCCAACTTTCCGTAGATAGCAACACGATGCCATTCGGTTTTTTCACGCTTTTGATTAGTGGCTTTATCTTTCCAAGACTCCGACGTAGCAATCGTGATATTGGCAACAGCACCACCTTCAGGAAAATAGCGAACTTCGGGATCTGAGCCGAGGTGGCCCAGCAGGATAACTTTGTTCACACCTTTGGAAGCCATTATGCAGCCTCCTCTGTTTTAAGAACGGTTCGAACACCATCATGACCAGGAGCAGATACAACACCATGCGATTCCAGCATTTCAACAGCACGAGCTGCTCGGTTATAACCAATCTTGAATTGGCGTTGTACACCAGAAACACTTGCGCGACGGCTCTCAAGAACGTAAGCCTTAATGTCTTCAAACAATGGCTCATCAAGTTCTTTTTCTGCCTGCTCTGCTTTGATAGTTTCAATCTTTTCCAAATCAGCAGACTGAACTTCAAACTCACCATTTAAATAGTCGGTTTCTTCACAGCCGCCAAAAGCCTGTACTAAACGATCAATAATGACACCGATATAAGTACAGTTTTCAAACACGGCTGCATTAACTTCATCGTTAAAATAACGCTTACTCATGCCAAGGTTTAACTTAGTGAGGATGACGTCAGGGTGACGCTTTCGCTCTGTATCAGACTTAGAATTCAGACCAAAGCCAAGTAGCGTTTCACTACCGTCTTTAATCGTAAGTCTGGTAAACAAATCAGCGTAAACAACATCTAAGCCATCAAGCATTGAACGCACGTTTTCATCTTCGGCATCAAAGCCTTCAATTGTTGCGTTTTGCTTCTCGACATCTTTTCCAGGCTTATTTTTTGCTACCAACTTGCCATCTTCATAAAAGCAAAGGTTCTCTGGTTGCTTCTGCTCTTTAATTGCATGAGACAGAGAACGGCAGGGTTTATAAGCAACACGCATCAAAGTTACTTTGAACGAGCCAAGAGCAGTGCGAAGGTAACGAGTAAAGTCTTCTGCTGTATTCGTGTTGCTTGCATTGACGACTAGCACCTTGCGCTTCATGTCTATATAAGCACGAATGACTTTTCTGCTAACTTTGAAATATGGCATTAACTCACGTTCAAACTGCTCAGATAAAGACGTCTTCAGTTCTTGGTTTACTTCACGACCATCGGCTTCTGCCTTGGCTACAGCTTCATCTACACGCGCATTGATCGTCGCTACATCGATGTCTTTTTCTTCGCTGATGTACGCTAGATGTATAAATTGGTCCATTCGGACAAATAGATCTTCGTTATCTTGAGCAAATAAAGGATGCGTAAAGCCACGAGATGAACTAGCCGAAGAAATGATAGGCGTGTGACGACGCTTGCTTAAATCTTCCTGCAACTGATCTAAACGAACTAACTGCTCAGGCATTTCAATTAGGTTATAAACAAGGGCGTTTTTATAGGTTTCAAATAACATGATTGAATCTCTTAATGTTGAATTGGTTGAATTTGGACACCGTGTCCATTTGCGACCACGGACACATTTGGTTCACCATCACAAATCCAACGTTCGTTTTCACAGTGATAACCTTGCTTTTCTAAATATGTTTCTGCTTGAAAGAACGATTCAAAGGTATAAGGCTCACTACTGAGTGTTATGGCTCGCATAATGGCTCCTAGGACTAAGCTGCTTTATCTATCGCTTCTTTTGACTTTTTTGCGATAGAAAACTCATGTGCTGTTATTTCATCTACATTCTTTGGTAGGTTTAATGAGGTGGAAATGTAGACGTCACCTTCAAAGGCAAACCACTCGATACCGGAAAAAACCACATCACCCCAAGAGATACCAATAGCGCTATAAAGCTCATCCAGAGATACATCGGTGCACTCAGGCTTTAACTTTTCATACTCCGCTCTAAGTTCGCGAAGCTTATTCATGTTTTCTTTACCTTTAACACGCTGACGTATCCAGCTAGTATTACCTCGTGTTGAACTTGGCTTAGTCCAAAATTCAGCATCAGGACGGGTATGTGGATTATTAAGAACTAAGTCACCAAATGCATGACCTGTTGCACTAAAAATAAAGGCTGGCTTTGCATCAAAGTGTTCAGCAAAAGCAGTACATTCAGATTTCAGCTTGCTGACCTGATTTCGGTAGTTAGTCCATGCTGAGTACACATCAGCATGGTTTGATTTGAAAAACTTCTTCATATTTATCTCCTGGCTATTATGCGGCTTCATTTTCCGCTGCTTGGTTCTGCTTATCGTAATCACGTTTCCACATCATTAGCGTGTGAGCATCACCAGGCCAATTACATAAACTCCAGAACGCAATCACTGCATTCTTTTCCGTGAATGCTGGTGTGTGGAAATTGCAGTTAGGACACATCAGCATTAATTCATTTGTTGCTCGGTTATACCGCCATTCTGGCAACCATTTCATTTCTGGCTGCAGACTGAATGCCACATTGCACAGGCACGTTCCCATTTCGTCGGGAAGCTTTTTCGCGGCTTCTTCGTTCATGCACATGGTCCAACCCCTCCTTATCGAATCGACTCAATATCTGGAGTAGGTGCTTCCAGCGCTTCGACCACGTCATTTCCCACGCACTCGGCTTCTTACCAGCCAGTTCTGCAATACGTGTTTGCGGTAGCAAATTCTTACCAGCATTCAATGCTTCTCGTTTTTGCTGGCAAGCTAACAAGGCTAAGTGCTTAATCAGCTCTTTGGATTTCGCAGATTTGATGCTCGGTTCGTTTTTATAGAACTCATCAAGTAATGTTTGTAACAACACTGCAGTTGGAAGCTGCGCACCCTCGCTGTAGCAATAGCGCAGCCAATCAGAAATATGTTCTTCGTTTGTGTTCATATCACGCATCAATCTCGCGTAAAGAAATGCTTGAGTCGGTAGTGGCACCGGAGACTGTTTGAAGCTTTTACAAGGTAAAGTGGTCACCACTGATGCTTTGACTTTAGCGAGACAGGTTCCTTCTTCGTCGGTTATTTCACGGACTGGAGATCGAGAGAATTTGTTGTCGCTATATCCATTGTTCTCGAACCCATCAAGTTGCCCACGAGTTTTGGGAACCACTAACAGCGCAGCTCTTAACTCTTCTCGCAAGCCCTCTTCGTTGTACTTTACGCGCATAGAACCGCCCCTACTTATCAGCTATCTGAAACAAAGGGCTGTTAGCCATTGCAATATGCGCAGCAGGTAAAATGCCTCGAGCTTTGTACAAACGACCTAACTCCGAAATGCTTGCAGCGACTAACTCATGAACTTCATTCGCATACTGCTGTAAATCAGCATCGCTGTCGTTTTCGTCGATCATTCCATCCATAACGGCTATGGACTTCTGCAAAACATCAGCAAACTCTTGAGAAATATGAGACAAGCCGGACTTAACTGACTTCTTATTTACTGATCCAGTGATGAGTGTCATTGGGGTAAAGTAAGTACCAAAGAAACCACAAACCTCATTCATTGCTTTGCCCAAATACGGCTCAGGAAGAGCGCTTATCCAAGGCATGACCCAATCAGCTTTAAAAGCCGTTTCACCCTTGATTAATCGCTCTATCTTCTTGCACTGATTGTTTGCCCAGGTGTTGTAGCGTTTCGCTTCTCCTGGTTCATCCAAGAGCCCACTTCTAACCAGAACTGGCAATAGATCTTGTTTCACAAACGTATCGCGCTCGATGTTCTTTTCGTCCAAGTAGGTCTCTGTTATCGCGATAACAATGCGGACCAAACTTGTGTCGGACTCTCGACATTCCATTAGCACTTCTCCTGACGTAACCTTTTCTTAGTGAAGTCACTTTTCAATCTACCGTTGGTGATGACTTCTATTTGGTATTGGCGAAGTTCGGGGACCGAACCACCCCATTGACCTATGGCTTGCTTAGACATATTTAATGCCACTGCTGCCTTTGACTTAGAGCCAAAATGCTCAATCACTTCTGTTTTATTCATGCGAGCATTCTACAAGTCGAATACCAAAAAGTAAACCTAGGTTTAGTTATTTTTAAACCTAGGTTAAGTTTAAATTTTAGGTAAACTTGGGTTTACTTTGGTGCTAGAATTATCTTTATGAACAGCATGGGCGAGCGCATAAAAATGCGTAGGGAAGAACTCAATCTTTCCAAGACAGAACTGGCTAAAGCAGCAGGTAGTTCCATAACTATGGTTTCCAAGTGGGAAGCAGGCATGACTATGGGTATCGAATATGCGGCGAGGATCTGTGAAAAATTAGATGTTTCTTTCGATTGGCTTTACTACGGCGGTAACAACACCTCTTCGAGTTGCGTCACAGCAAAAATCCCTATTGTAGGAACGACGCAAGCAGGACCAGACAAAGAATGGTTTAATTTAGACTTTCCTGCTGGTTTTGGGGATGGTTACATCGACTTTCCAGCAAAAGGACGTCATGTCTATGCTCTGAAAGTGGTTGGTGACAGCATGGCCCCACGAATACTGGAAGGTGAAGCGGTCATTGTTGACCCTGATTCGGATCCTGCAACAGGCGAGGAAGTGATTGTTAGGCTAAATAGCGGCGATGTAATGGTGAAAACCTTAGCGGCAATTCGGGATGGAAAAATCTTCTTGGATAGCTTTAATAATGGATATTCTCGAATGACTTTTCCATTAAGTGAAGTTGCTACAATACATCCCGTAATTGGTGTGGCAAGATCGAGCAAAATTAGAACGACTGAGGTGTAAACCTGAGTTTATTTCTTGTAAACTTATGTTTAGATCGTTTACTATTGTGGCATAGTAAACGTTCAGGGGCATGGTTACAAGATGACTTTATATACCAGTGATAACTATGTAACTGATTTAAAAGAATTTTTAAAAACAGCAGATACAAAAAAAGCCGGTTGTGGCGACCGACTTTTTTCATGTGTTAGGCAGCTAGAAAAAGCAACCAAACGTCTCATTTGTTGGTTCAATTCTAGCGGCCTATTCGCGTATGCGCAATAGGAAACTTTCCAAAAATTGGAAGTTTCCATTTTTGCGTAGCTGTCAGAAACGGCTAACGGAATTATGGACAACCAAAAAAACAAACCATCTATCACGCGTTATTACGAACAGGAATTCGGTTCAAACCCAGAGATGCTGCTAAACGATGCAGCAAGTGACGTTTGTGGCTGGGCTAGAATTTATGACATCGACCTGGATAAAATCTTTTCTAAGATTCGCCTTGTAGAGCAGGGCAGCGAAGATAAGTTTACCAAGTACGAGTCTTACGCTGAAATGAACAGCGCTCTTCCTCCTCACCTAAAGAGCAAAGCCGCTCTTATCTCTCACGTTCGCACTACCAGCAATGGTGGCATTCGCTACCCATATCTTGCACTTCTTATCAAAGGTTCCATTGAAGCCATCTGGAATGGTTACGAATACCTAATGGACCGCTTTGAACAAGCTCATCGCTTTGACCTTAGCAACGAACAGAAGCAGCAAATTGATATTCAGCGTGAAGAGAAGAAAAAACGCTTTGAAGAGCAGCAAGCTAAACGTGAAGCAGAACGCGCTCAGCGTAAAGCCGATCAGGAAGCTAAACGCCAGAAAGATATCGCATGGCTTAATAACTACCGCACCAAGTTCGATAACGCCAATGCGGAAATGGGTGACGGTCCATACTTTTCGAAGAAACGCATCGCAGACATCGTGATGCTATCCAATGTAAAACGCCTTAGTGATGATCGTGTTGGCATGCACACCTCAATTCCTTTCACTAAATTGGAAGGGAAAGATCGTGGGGCCATGGTCGCATTTCAGCGTATCTTGGATAACCCGATTGATATCAACGGCAAGAAAACAGGCAAGTTAACAACTGTTACTACTGAACAAGACGCACTGAAAGGTGCGGTTCATGTTTTTGGTGACCTAGTAAATGGCGAACGCATTATTGTTGGTGAGGGTTATGCAACCGTCGCTTCAGGCATGCTAGCTAAAAATGGCAAAGCTGGCGTAATGGCTTATTCAGCTAACAACATGATTACTGTTGTTGACGTTCTTCGCCGTAACTATCCAGAAAGTGAACTATTTGTTTTGGTCGATAACGACCACAAAACGTGCCGTGATGGCAAAGGTAACGCTGGTATGCTGGCGGCTATTGATATTTTAAGCCGTCATCATGCGTCTAAGAAAGTAAAAGCCTATGTGCCTACTTTTGAGGGTATGGGCAAAGAGAGCATTGAAAGCAGTTCAGACTTTAACGACATTCATTGCAAGCTTGGCCTTGATAAAGTTAGCCGCCAAATAGGTGCTAAATCAAGCCGTATTAATTGGGATATTACTCCTCTAGAGCGCAATATCTTTAAACTTCGTTATGTCAAAAACAAAGACATCAACCGTCAAATTAAACGTTGTGTATGGTCGGGAATGAACCTGGTGCCAATGCGCCTTGGCTTCAATGAATTCTTTGACATGATGGCAACTGAAATTAAGCGTCTTCAATCTCGCCGCAGCAACTTCAAAATCGCACCGGCTATGAAATTCCTGAACAACACAATGCACCGCATTGATGCGGCTCATACAGCTCGTGCAATGGCGTTCCGTTCTTTCTCTAACCGTATTAAAAACCCAGAGACTCGCCCATCACACATCAATTACATTGAGTTTAAGCAATGGCAGGTTAATGCTGAAATCATTAACTACATCCGTGGCTGTACTGGTCCTGTAGTTCTTCGTGCTGGTATGGGTAGCCGTAAATCATCTGCAGCACTTCGTCAGTTAATGCGTGAATCTGAACGTGGTCTACTCACAGCTCACCGCCAAACGCTAACACATGACCTTTACCGAACTATGGCTGATGAAAAAGATTACGATCTGCTAGGTCAAGATAAGGACATGCTTCACTACCAAGATCAGGGCATCACTGAAATTGCACCATATGCGAAGAAGCTTGTATGTTGCGTAAACTCTATTATTAAAGGCATTTTCAGACCGTTAGTTACAGACCATGAGTTCTTTGGTATGGATGAAGCAACTCAAACATTACGCTCTGTACTAACTGGTAACGCTATGGCTTATCCGGTTGATGTTTACAACATGATGAAGACATCAATTGCAGCAACAACGGGTACCGTTCTACTTTGTGATGCGGATGCTAATGATCACCTAATCACTCTGCTTGAACGTGCAAATGAAAAGCGTGAAGAACTTGGTCTGCCAGCATGGCCTCAGATTAATGTTATTGACTTGCCAGTAAACGTTGAAGTTGAACTGGAAAACCAACAGCGTTCTAAGATTCGAGTTGATTACACCGATCCAAACAGCACGTTCTTACAAATCCAACAAGCAATTCGTAACGGCGAGAAAATTCTGCTGGCAACCGACTCTACACGCTACGCAGAGCAGGTGCGCGAATTCGTAACTCAATTCAATAAAGAAGAAGCGCAAAAGAAGAACCCTCGCAAGGTTCTATATGTATCTCAAGACACTAAGCCAGAGCAGGCAGTAAAAGACTTCCAAGATAATCCTGAAGTAAAAGCCAAGCATTACGAGGCATTGATTTATTCACCTGCAATTTCATCCGGTGTATCAATCAACGTTCGCCACTTTACACGCCACTTCGGTGTTTTCTATGGTGAAATCGTACCAAGTGATGCAATTCAAATGCTACGTCGTGACCGAAAGGCTACACAGTTCACTCTTGGTTTAGGTGCGATGAACCATAACCGCGAAACAGACTTAATGCGTATGATTCGTGGTTTTGTTGAAGTATCAAAAGATGCTAAATGCACAATGAACTTCGACGACGGCACCTTTAACCTTGGTACCCATGATACTGAATTCAACCGCGCCCGTATGGAGTTGATGGTTGAAGAAAACCGCGCTCGAGCAGACTTCGCTAATCAAATTCTTCGCATCCTTAAAGAAGATGGTTATGAAGTTCACCGCATGGCCACCGACGAACTTGATATTGAGCTTGGCAAAGCAGAACGCAAAGCTATGACTGAATACATTGAGTATCGTAAATTTAAGCTTCACATGGATGTACCAACGCCAACTGATGATCGCCGCGACACCCTACTTGAACAAAACAGTTTAAGTGAAGCAGAACGAGCAGAACTAAACCGTTGGGACATGGAGCACTATCTATGTGAAGAAGTGAATGCCAATGTTTATGATTTCTGGCTAGACGGAGGCTTAAAGAAAGCCAAACTGTTTGAGCTGCTACGCATGACCCAGGAACAAACTGAAAAAATTGATGAGTTGGAGTCTCGTACCGAATTTACGTTTAAGGTTCAGCAACCTCACGAGCAGTACCCGCAAACATTCAACTATAAGTCAAACAGCGAAGATGAAGCATTGCATGCATTGCACCGTCAATTTGCCGGAATACGCATAGATAATATTGAACAGGAAGGTAACGGTGTAATGAAATGCACCGTAAAGGTTAAGGGTAAAGAAGTAGAGCGAAAAGTTGTGGCCAGCGATAAGCAGGAAGCAACCGAGTGGTTGTACAAAGAATACTTTGAAGCTGAAATTTTATCTAAAACTCAAACACCTGTGGTTGAAATCTCTAAGCGTCAATATGCAGGAATTAACCGTAAGAAGTTGGTCCAATACCTAATTGACTGCGGCATCGACCCAGAGACAGGTGAAGGTGAAGCTAATCAAGACGCAATGAAAGCTGCGATGAACCGTTTAATCACCACAGAGGGCGACAGAGACGTTTTCAACAACATTTGTACTCTATGGGGCGGTCGTCTTGATAAGTACGGCAAAAAACGCCCTACAGACCTTTTCAAGCTAGTCTCTGAACAGTTAGGGCTAGAAGCCGATAATCGCCGCCTACCTCGCTCTGAGGGTCGTGGAGTGGTTTGGTTTATTGATCCACACTCATGGACCAAAATGGACAACAGAAACGAGAAACGTAAAGCCGCGCACGTAACCTCTTATGAGCTTGAAAGCCTTGAAAACACTAGCCTACAAGTGATCCACGATATGAATAATATCTCTATATATAACGAGACAAACGTGGATCATAATGATCATGTAGAAAACGCAACTATCAACACTCGAACACCATGGAACCAGTTATTGAATACTGCTACTAAGTTGGTCGGTGTGCCGATTGAGTGGGCTAAGGGGCTGCTGAACGAGGAAGAGCAAGCGATATTTACCAGCGGCAAGATGAAGCTACGTCACTTGTGCATGGTGTTACGTGACCAGTACATGATGGATAAGGGCTATGAGCTAACCAGCGGCGAGTACCAACGCCTCAAGAACTGGGAACCAGTAGGGTGCTAGGGGTTACTATGGGTTATGAATTTAAGTACACCGAAGATAATGGTTATAGAAAGGTAAGCATATCTAAGAAAGACCACAACGATATGTTCCAGTACCGACAGATTAAGTGGTATTACAAATACGAGTATTACCTTAATGAAGAACTCGGCCATTTTGTGATGATTAGGCTGACGAGCGCCCCAGCAAAATTGATAAATGTACTGGGCTACCCCGTAATGATTCTTCTTCATGGTTTGGCAAATTATAAAGAAATTAACCAATCTCTTAGCGACATGTGGAATGAAAAGGAGAGAGGAAAATTCTCTGGTGATGACTCACATAAAAACCAAAAAGGTTGGGATGAATTGATGAGTATTGTTAAGGGTTAATGGGTGTAAAAATAGCCGCCCATTTCGGCGGCTTTAATCTGAGTCCGTGGACACATTTAGACACTTACTGCCAATATTTGGCAAATCGCTTGTTGTAATCAACGAGCAGTGCATTTACATACTCAGTCTTTTTACCTGGTCCCATGTGTTCAAGAACAACAGTACCTCGGTGTTTAATCTGAGCAATCCACCAGCCATCTTTTTTAATTGTGTTGACCATTGGTTTCTTTGGCAGGCTGGAACAGAATTCATACTCTGCCCAAGCAGCATGCATCGCCAGCATTGGATTGTCAGCACTAACAGTGAAGTCAAAGTCCATTCCGCGATAATTCATATCAACTAGCCAATAGCCATTGTCTAAACGCTTAGGAGGCGAGAATTTTGGTTTGTCTTCTGACTTAACTTCTTTTGTCTCGGTTGGTTCTTCGTGGACCTCTGCTTCGGCTTCTTTTGTCGGCTTTGTTTCTTCCTTGGTTGGTTTCGGTTTAGCTCGTTCTTCAACCTGTTTGGCTTTACCTTCCAATATGGCATCAAGTGACCAGTCGACTTTTAGTGCATCGCTGACAACTTCTAGGTACTGTTTCACCATGGCATAGTTTCTGGTACCACCCTTATCATCTTTCCTTAGATCTACAGGTTTAAAGGTACGCCATGGGTCATCCTCAATCATTTGGATAACTGCATCATGTAGGCTCAGTCGAGTAGAACGGGCGCTAATCCACTCATTGTCGCGCATCGCTTTCATTGCGTCTAAACGTCGCTTCTCGGAGTTGACCTCCATCGGTTCCCACTTGGCACCAGCATTTTGAATTTTAAACTGCATATAGTGCTTTTGAGCTTTGCTGTCATGGTGACCTAGCAGCTCCTGGAAGAACATGTTCTCGTCCTTTTTAGCCCAACGTTTATCTTCCTTAAAGAAAAGTTCGAATACAGTCTTGGCATAGAGGGCACGAGTGTCTTTAAACACCCACTCGCTCATGCGTCTTTCAGGTGTGATCGGGAATTGCTCTAAGAGGTCTCTGACGAAAGTATTTAGTGGGCCTGCTGTCCTGTTATTGATCAGTTCATTTTTTTTGTAGTGCCTCTCAGCAGTCAAGTTCTCCAGCTTCGCAATGTTTGAAAAGCTTCTTAGTCGCTTGAGTGCTTCAATAACGATGTCAGCATCCACTAGGCAGTAAATTTCCATTTCATCGCCCGTAATACCCTCTCTTTTCTTAGCTTGCCCGATGAACTTGAGGCGATGTTTGTCTATTTTCTCAAACTCACCTTGTGCTAACACCTCGATAGCGCGACGACCTGTAGCAAGAGCAACAGCAGTAGCCAATGCTTCCCAACGATGTGAGGCTGATTTACCCAGCAGCAGCTCTAAGACCTGCATCATGCGAGGGTAGTCCACTTGAATGGTGCCTTCTTTTTTCTCAATAAGGCTCGCGTGACTCTCTGCGCTTTTATTATCGGTAGAGAACGCATCTTTACGGAGGTGACGCATTACTTCATGGTCAATCTTTAGTTGGTCCAATGCAGGGTAAAATTCGCGAGTTTCCTCAAGAATGGAATGAAGTTTTTCTAATGCCGCCGCCCGTTCACCAGTTTTAAGAGTTTTCAGTGCCAAAATTTCTCTTTCCCATGATGGGAAGTTTTCAGCAATGTGATTAATGACAGAGGCATAGTTTTTGAGATCAGGACTTACAGCTTTCAACTCTTTTTCAAAACGGGTAACTTGTCTGATTTTTTCGCGTAATTTATTCCATCGTTCGCGAGTCTCTTTCACCAGGTACCCGTCAATTTCATTAACCATATAGGCACAATGAGGGTACTTTTTACGCAGTGAGTTTATAGACTTATCAAAGCTGTGGTGTTTCGCTCCGGTCGCGGTAATAGCGTTGCGAACTTTAGTTAGTGCTTTAGCGGCGCTATCAAGAGATACAGCGTTTGGACCTTTCTGCTTCCTCTTACCATAAAGAGCTGTGATAACCTTTTTCGCTGCTCGCGTTATAGCCATAGTCTTTGCACTTTGAGTCTTATCACTGGCCTCAATCTCACCAACTTCATCAAGAAGATTAATGATGATCTCATCTACATCAGTCTTCCCCCTACGCTTTTCAATGACGTTATTGTCAATATAACCCTTGGAGCTAATCACTATTTCACTATTACCCATCATCCCGACCTCATCAACTAGAAAGTTACTTAATAATAAATGTTACTCAAAACATAGTCAATAGTTACAATAAAATAAATATCATATAAACGTTACTTTTTGATAAATGGTATGTGATATAGTTATTGTGATGTAACGTTACAAATCACTAATTATTTACGTAAATAATTAGTGATTTGTAACGTTACATATATTTAAATGTATATATGTATAAATTAGTAACATTGTAGCCTTGGTGATTGTGGTTTGTGATTCATTTATTTTTTAGTAACGTTTGTATTTCGTGAGTTGGTGTGAGCATTGTGATGTCATCATTACTGTGTGAGGAATTCAGTTAGCAGCAGCGTTACAAAGTCAAATACAGTGACTTCCGGTCACTTCCTAACACAATGTAAACCATTGTTTTATATTGATAATAAACAGGAAATAGCCTTTGCTGCTTTGTTAGGAATACATGTTGAAAGCACAGCAACATGTGTATAAGCACTAATAGGTTGACATGGGTCACAATAAGAAAGAGTTAAAATAAACTTAATACAATAAGGTTTACATTATTTTGGTTAATTGATATAAATAATGTAAACCGCTAGATATGGAGATAGATAGATGTCACTGAGTAAGCAAATGCAGTCCTGCATTGTTGAAGCCAATAACTGGATGAGAGAGCGAGCAAACGCAAAGTTTGGCAACGACTCTCCTGAAGCGCGTGTGATGAAGAGGCGCTTTGGTCCTAACGAAACCGCAGAGTTAGTGGGAGTTAGCCGCCAAACAATCTTCAAGGCAGAAAAAGAGGGACGTTTGCCTGCACCTGAATACAAAGATTCAACAGCCAACAGACCTATTAGAGCTGGGTATACCCTAGCCCAAATAGACTACATGAGAGAGGTCTTTAACACTCGACCATACCGCCCAGGTCACACTGAACCTGTTGTTCTTAGCATTCCTGGTGGTAAAGGTGGATGCTGGAAAACAGCGACAGCAGCTCACTTAGCACAATGGCTGTCATTGAAAGGCTATCGAGTCCTAGGTATTGATATTGACCCTCAAGCGCACTTCTCTATGTACTTTGGTTATCACCCTGAAATCAACACGACTGCAGGCGATACCGTATTACCATTTATGCTGGGTGATAAGGACGACCTGTCTTACTGCGTGAAAGAAACAGCATGGCCAAACCTAGATATCATTCCAAGCCACCTGCAGATGCAGCGACTGGAAAGTGAAATAGAAGACGCTGAACTGGAATACCAGCCTCACCAAATGCTTCAAGCAGGCATTGACGGAATTAAAGACCACTACGACGTTGTCATCGTTGATGGCCATCCAGATTTGGGCATGGGTACCACAAACATGATTTGTGCAAGCGACGTGGTGCTAATTGCTACCTCTGCCGAAGTTAATGACATTAACTCAACTTGTCAGCTTATGGGATTGATTACCGATATTTACGGCGAGAATGGACTGGAAACAACCCATGAGCCTTACGTTCGCATTCTTCCAACAAAACTCGGTGCAGCAAAGAGTTCAAGCCTTGAAAACTTAGCTGATATGCGAGCGTTCTGGGGTGCAATGCCGCTAAAAAATGGTGTATTTCACACTGATGAGGTTGGAAAAGGACAGCGCCGCATGGCGACTATTTATGAGCAAGCTGACAGCAGCGAACGCTCTACACCAGCAGCATGGAAACGAGCCACTGAAATCTTTGACGCACCATTCAAAGAAATTCTGGACGAGATCATCAAGCCAATGTGGGAGGATGAAGAATGAAAAATGACCTGCAAGTAGAAACACGAGAAACCAGTGTCTCTGTACAACGAGCTCAAAAACAAAAGAAAAAGACCCTGGCGAAATCAGAGAAGCTAGAAGACCAAGTTGGCAACACAATGGTGAAGCCGGTGATGGGCCAAGAGGTTACTTTTACTCTGAAAGTGATTCCAGCTAAGAAAGTTGAAATGTCGACAATGGTTTGGCTGGAAAACGAGCGTGACCAAGAACTACTCGACGAATTCTCTGTTGCTCATTTAGTTGGGACGTTCGAAAAGTACGGACAAGAAGTGCCTGCGTTCGGTCGTGAAGAATGCGGAATTACACAAGTTGCTGATGGTAGCTGCCGCCGATTCACTTCAATTCTGACTGCAAAGGACTTTTATATTTGGGTGGGAGATCTAACTGATGATCAGATGAATTATCTGACAGAGGTCGGCAACGACTACAACCCAACGTCTGCATACGAACAGGGTTCAAAAGCATTACGCTTATTAAACAGTGGCAAAACCCAAGAAGAAGTCGCTGAGATAGTAGGAAAAGGTCGCCGTGCCCTTATGCGTGAAGTACATACAGCAATGCTGCCTAAAACTTTCATCAAATGCCTGACCAAACCTAACGAACTAAGCGCAAGGCAAGGTGAAACACTATTTAAGGCGTACAAAAAGCTGGATGACAGAAGGAAGGAAGAACTAGCCAATTTCTTTACTAACTGGTGTAACGATAAAGGAAAATACTCAGCAGAAGAGCTGGTGGAAATGTTCATAGCTAAATGCGGCATTAGTAAGCCTGAGCCTGTAAAACCTCGTGAGCTGGCTATGGGGGCCACGGTCGCATTGAAAAACGGCAATGCCACAATCAATATCCCGAAAGTTTCAGGCGACTCTCTGAAAGCTATCGAGGAGTTTATTTCAAAAACGCTATCAAAAGAAGCATTAGACAACTGTTAAAAACCGCTAGGAGAACACGATGGGTATTGGACATAAAATCAACGAAGAAGAATTGATACATATTTTCGATCAATTCACAGGTGAAGTCATTCACGGTGTACTGGATGATGAAGTGACCGAGTTCTTACACGAAACTGTAAGAGAAATGGCTAGTGGTTATCCCGTGTACGTATCAAAGGGAGATTTTACTAATCTGCTAACGGACTTCATCAGTATGTTTAATTTTGATGATAAGAATGGTGGGTATAATTTTGAATTTGAGGGCATACGAGCTCAAGGTTCTACAACCATCGTAAACATCGACGATTAAATGTAACCCCAGAAAAAGCAAAACCCCGACTGCAATCGGGGTTTAAGACACAACCAAAACCGCCAGGAGACGATCATGTCTAGAGAAGACTATACCAAAATCAGCAAGGCAACACTACAGGAACTGCCGCTATTACCAGCCCATTTGGTGATAGAGTGGCTAAAAAACCAAGGCGACTTCATGGGGGAAGCCGTAGCCAAGGCCTGTTATCAACGAATAGCTCAAGCATAAACAAAAACGGCACCATTATGTGGTGCCGTTATTCTTTAAAGACATCAGCAAGTTCATCTAAGAAACGGACGATCACCTGCTTAACTCTAAGCGGAAACTTTCTGGCCATCGCAGCCACATCCTTTTCTGTAACAAATTCATGCGAAAAAAGAGCTATAGAAACATCCATATCCGACATCTCCAACACTGCCAAGTAACTTCTGTACTGGCTCAACTTCATATCAGACCGACCACTTTCAATTCTTTGAATCGTGCTCACACTAATGCCTGTCAATACAGACATTTTGTCTTGAGATATGCCCTTGTTTTCGCGGTAACGCCTTAATACATAGACAATTGGATCTACTCTGCTCATAAATTACACGTCAAGTTTGATAGGTATTTGCTGCAAACCCGTCACTATTGACGTGGTTGTTATTAATCTGTGTATGTGATCAATTGCAACATATTTTTTATTGTTATTATCCAACCCAACAAACGTGCCATAAGAGCGCGACCCATAGAAAACAACGTCTTATGTGTAAAAGAGGCAACCCTTGCGCATTTCAGATTTCGTGTATTCTGAATATGCAAATGCAAATTGCATAAATTAATGTTAGTTGGACTTAGGTTGTATGAGAAATTTAGAAATAAAAAAAATGATCGGAGACTTGGAAATGATGGCTGCGGCAGCAGAACCAGGAGTAGTGATAACGGAGGAAATGAGCATAAGTTGCAGCGTCACACTGCTAAAAGCAATTGATGAGCTGAAAAAGCGGGTTTATGGGGATGTGTCTAAAGCACCATCTAGAATCTGACAACAGATGACGGGTGAATAATTCATGCCGTCATTGGTGATGTCATCGTTGAAAACTGAACCAATAAACAGCGTTCTTATTGATGCATAACCACAATGCTGATACTAATTAGCTTTTAGGAGGTTATTTGCATGAAAGCATTAAAGTTTATAGGTATAGCAATTGCTATTTTGTTCGGTCTTTTACTAATAATGCCATCAGCCAAGCCAACGCTTGATTCGATGGAGGTATCAAAAGCGACCTTTGAAGAGGTACAGCTGAATACGGGATGCACAAGTCCATTCAGCGATGATAAGAAAGAGGCTATGTTCAAGGATGGTTACAAAGGGAAAGTATTTGAGTGGAAGGGGATTGTTGGTAGGTCTAAGGATGGGATGATTGATATAAACCTAAATGATGGCATAGCGCCTGATCTCACTGTTGAGCTATCAGACAAGAAACAAGGTTTTGACTTGCTTGAGGATCAACCAATCAAAGTGAAGTTTGTAATGGATACAGCAGGAGGTTGCTTCCTGCCGTACCAAGGAAAACTAGCAGTAGTGCTTTAAGTTGCACCATGGTCACCAGAGAGGCTGAGCTGCATGCCTGCTTCGCTGAGTGACCATTTAACTGTTTTTGTTCTCCACTTGCCATCTTCTACATCACCGAAGCCATCAAGAATAATATGCCCTTCAGCGACCAATCCCATTAAATCGGAGCGTGCAGGCATACTTATATCCAACGTATCACTACCTGCTTTTACGCTTTTAGCTCGTGCCAAAACGGCAGCTTTTGCTTCTTCATAGTTTGGGTATTTAAACACGATTCGAAATTCAGGCTCACCCATTCCGGTTGAAACCTCTTTAACATCTCCAGATTCAAGATCTTGGTAAGTAGCAACAACACGACGAGCATCATTTCGTGAACTAAACCGCGCCGTCCAGGTTGTAATCTGATGAGGTTGTACTGTGATATTTGTCAGAGCTTTACCACTAGCACTCTTTCCTTCACCCTCTTTCAGAAATAACCAATAACCATTAGCTGGCTTACTGACCGCACCATAACGCTTAGCTAGCCGAGTAAGCAAATTCATATCGCTTTCACCTACCTGGTCAACATGGGAAATTTTGATGCTATCCAAATCGCTGCTTACTTTCGGAACCAACCCATGATCTGCAGCAACAGTTTTTACTACATCACCCAGTGTTACTTCATCCCAGCTCCGTGTTTTCTGGGTTTGTAAACTTCCTGATTGTTTCCGGTTATCCATAGGCGCGGCATTAGCTACTATTTGTACTCGCCTTGGTGGGCCGCTCGATGTGACTTCATCAACAACAAACTGCCCTTTATCAACCAAGTCACCATTAAAACCTAAACCAAGACGAAGAACGGCACCTTTTTTCGGGGTTGGAATTGAATCTGGCAATGCAACAGTAACATCCAAACGATCAGACTCACTGCCTGCATTATCCGTCAATGTCAAACTTAAAAGATTTCTACGTATAGCTCCAGTGATGTCATTTCCATCAGCCGACAACGAAAAATCAGGACGATAATCTAATCCCATAAGCTAGCTGACTCCTTTGCTACTGGTGTAGGCAAATCTGGCAAAGTAATTTGAATACCACTTGGAAGAACCGCGCCACGATCAGCTAAACCCGGGTTGGCTTTTAGAACCTCAGTTACCGCACTTTCACGGCCATAATGACGCCAGCAAATGTCGTCTATCATGTCACCCTCACGGGTTCTGTAAGTCGTTGCCATAAAAAGCAAGCTCCAATGTAAATGACTGATGACGGGGTAAGCCACCTTTAATGAATTTAGTGTTCGTTTCATTCAAACTATTCATAACCCAATAGCCCAACACATCACCAATACCACTGACTAGCAATTGGGGCTTCATGTCATCACCCATCGTGGCTAGCTTTTCAATTTGACCAGTACCAACATCGCGAAATGTTGTAGCTATCTGACCATTCAACGTGATGGTATTAGCAGCCTTTCCTGTACATTGCAGCAAGTCAGACTGCCCGATACGAGATTGTGACTGCCAACGCCACTTCCAAGCTTTAACCAGCTCGTTATAGGCGGCGGAATCAATATTAAACTTGAAACCGCCAAGAGAAAGCATAACTTGAGCCATTAACCAGCCTCCGGTAAATCATAAAGCGCACTATTTTGATAACCGCCAAGCTGAGAATGAACAGCTTGAGCCACTTCTTGAGGTGATTGACCTGGTGCGGCCACAACCTTAATTTCACCAACTTGCTGATGAACAGTAGTGCCTCGGCCTGCTGGGTAACTGCCATTAATAGCTGTCATTGCGCGACCTGTTCTCTGCTCTTGTTGGATCTGATGATAAGATTTGACCTCAGGTGCTGGAGTATCGCTATCCCAGAACTTTAAAGAGTCCATCCAGCCACTAACGGTATCCCAAATACCTGAGACTTTAGCCAAGCCAGCATCAAAGATCCCTGTTATTCCACCCCACATATCAGAGAAGAATCCAGTTATCGGTTCCCAATTGTTAATGACCATCCCAAGCGGTGACCAATCAAACAAAGTTTTGATGAAATTGAACGTTGCTGGAAATTCAGTTTTAAACCAGGTTAACTTGCCGCTAAACCACGCAGTTACTGCATCCCAGTTTTGATACAGTTGAACACCTGCAAAAATAAGAGCACCAACAGCAGCGACAACCAAGCCGATAGGGTTTGCAGCCATAACGACATTTAACCCCGCCATGCCTGTTTTCATTAAACCGATGGCTTTTGCTACCTGAAAACCCGTAGCAACAAAACTGGCCATGCCGACAACTAGCTTCGCAGCAATAAGCGAACCGATAGCAGTACCAATGACCTGCCAGCCTCCCATTGCTTGAGCAACACTATTTACAGCAGAACCAACACTCCATATCGCCACTGCAAAGTCTTTGGCGCCATAAACTAAGCTTTTTAGAGTGCCAACTACCTCAGCTTTGTTTTCTCGAACATACTTACTGACTGTCGAGCCTAACATCTGAATATCATCAGCCATCGTCCCACCAACAATGCCTGAGATTTCTTGCCAAGCGGATGTGATGGTATTGGTTAGGTTGTTAAAAGAGTGCCCATACTTTTTGGCACCATCAGCACCTTCATTGGTAAGCAGGTTAAACTGGCGCTGTTCATCCAGTAATTCATTTAACCCCTTGCCTGTATTGCGGATGTAAGTAACAACCTTGTTACCTTCCCCACCAAATAGCATGTCTGCTAAAGATGCAGCTTGCTGCTTATCAGTAACACTCTCTAAACGCTTCATGATGAATTCAAACTGATCGGCAGCATTCATTCCTTCCATCATCGCGGCATCAATACCCAAAGCCCCAAATACATCAGCAACAGAAGACTGTTCACCAAGGGCTTTAAACTCACCAAATTTATTGCTGAGCTCTTCGACTAGATCACCAATATTTTCGCCATTCAATCCGGCCTGCTGAGCGACACCATTCCAAGCTTTAAAACGATCGATACTCATATCATAGGCTTCAGCCATACCAACCATTTCAGCAGTCTGTTGGTTGGTGATCGTCATTAAGCCTGCAGTGGCCGTGGTCGCAGCCCAAATGGAGCCAACAGCGACACCGCCAGCCTTAGCAATGCCACGCAGCTTCTCACCCAAGCCAGATGCATCTTCAAATGCCTCTGCTTTTTCCCTTGCCCCATCTATTTCGTCACCCAATTTTTTATAGCGACGAGTTAGCAGGCCAACATCAGCACCGGCTAACTTAGATTTACGGATTTCCTTGGTCAACTTGCCTTGCTCTCGCTCGAGCTCCTTGACCGTTTTTGTGGCTTTACCCATTGACTCATTGAATGCAGAGCCAATTTTATTGAAACTGCCATCAACTGTGCCGCCAAGAGTGACAACCGTTTTAAGATTTTGCATTGCCATTGCTATCTTCCTTCTTAGGACACAGTTCCAAGAATTCCACCAAGGTACTAATTGGCAATTCCATTAACTCAGAGAGTTGCCAGCCTGTATGACTGGCAAGGACCATCATTGCTCGTTGGATGTCTCGCTCTTTGAGTTCTTCTTCGTAAAACCCTTATATGCCTTTTGCACCTCGCCATAATCAGTCATATCTAACTCTTGAATGACAGCGGTCTCAACTCCAGCCAACAATGACAAAAGGTGGATTTCCTTATCAGCGGGATCTTTATTCTGCTTATCTGCAATTAGCTGATCACGAACTTTAGGGCGACGCATTGTAAGAGATTTGTATTCTTTACCTGCAACCGTTACAGGGTATTCAAGTTGAACTTCTTTTGTTTCTACTGGGTATTCCATAACTTATTTCCAATAAAAAAGGCCGCAATTGCGACCTTTGAAAATGAATGCGACCGTGGTCGCAATGAATTAAGAGAGCTGCAGAATAGCGCGAATGCCCTCAAGGACATCGATGCCACCAAGCTTACGTACGTGGTTAACTGGATCGACTTCAATAAGAACCACGCCAGCACGAACAACCTTGTAATAGTCCAGCTTCATGGTTACTTTCATGGCTTTATCACGCTGGCTTCCAGTATCCTGAGTATCACGCTCAATCTTAGTGATCATGCCGCCCAGTTCTTCAACTAGGTCATAACTACCACCTGAGAGATCGGTGTAAGTCGAGCAAACCGATACCGCAGTGCGGGTCCCTTGGCGCAAACCAAACAGAGGCAGAACCGTGACATCGACACCAAACAAAGAAAAACTGGCTTCCATACCAGCCATGCCTTCATCAACTGGGATAGGCATATCCATATCGCCAGCTTGAAAATCAGAGGTCAAAACCTCAAGAACGGGTGGCGTGTACTCTTTGGCATTACCGGCTTTGCCGATACCATCCACCCAAATAGCCCAGCGGCTAAGTAAGTTGTCACCTGCCATTAGCTAAATACCTCTTCCAGATAATCATTGTTTAAGCGGCTACGGAACACAATGTGCTCAGCCGGATACGGTGGACAGAAATCGAAATCAAAGTACACCAGACCTTTTTGAATGGTCGCTGGCGTGTTCAGCTCTTTATCAGCCCAACACTCACCGCCCAGAATCGCTCCTAGCGCCTTTAATTCACGCAGATAAGCATTTACCCCGGCAATCACATCATCTACGTAGGTTTTCGTGATGTTGCGGTCTACAGCCCACATGTGAGAGCGCTGTACACTGTCATTGATGATGTCAGCTGTTCGGCGGGTCTGCTCAAACGTCCATTTAGGATCAACGCTGCAGGTACGGTTGCCCCAATGGCGGAAACCACCTTCACGGATGATGGTGCTGACTTTGTTTTCGTTCAGCATATTCGCCGTGGTGTTTGGATCTCCCAGTGACCAATCCACTGGCTGAGAAGTACCAACAATGCCATAGACCTGCTGGTTCGACTTCGACCACCAGAAACCTTTCTCAGCATCAATACGGGCACGAAGGCCAGCAGCACGAGCGGAGTAAGGACGATCAATTTCCTTGGCTAGCTCGGTATCGAACACTCGAACCCATGGCCACGTCACTTCAACACGCTCACCGAACTGACGAGCACGCTTGATAGCGTCGGTATAGCTGGCAGTACGTTCACAGTCTGAGTAGAAGATAGCGCGGAGGCGCTTAGCTTTAGCCTCGCCTTCACTCGATACGGCATCAACCTGACTAAACTCTGGAGCCACCAAAATGCGCGGTGTGTATCCGGTTTCAGTTTGGCTATCAAGCCAGCCTTGCATAGCCTTGATGATGTTTGCCTGGGTAGTGGCATCATCAGCACCTTCTTCGGCGCGAACCACAATCACCAATGCACCTGTCTGATCAAAGATGTCATCAATTGCAGCGGGTAGCGTACCACCAACGCCAAGACCTTCAGCACGTTTGCGACTACCTGCCACTGCAACCGGCTTATACAAAGGGAAAGGCTCATTCTCACCGCCAGTGAGATAAGTGCGAGGGGCAGAAGCCACATCACCACTGCCATCACCAAGCACAGCCACACCTACCAAAGCAGTAGCATTTGCATCGGATTCAATGGCGGCTTTAATTTCGTCTGCAGTCGAAGTAATTGCTTTATTGGCATCGGTGGCCAGCGTGACTTTTACTTTGTTACCATCAACCATTACGGCCAGCGTTTCATCTGCAGCAGCAGGGTCAACCACTTCAATACTGATGGCGTTACCTTCCGTGCCTACTGTCTTAGCGGTAAACACTAAACCATCATTTAGAATTGAACTGCCAAAGGTGAGTGTAGCTGCAACTGCAGCGGCAGCTCCTGGTGCCGTACCAACCAGACCAATAACGGCTGATTTTACGGTTTGAATCGGGCGTGAACCGTCATCAATCTCGATGACTTCCACACCATGGAGAAATTGCGTCATAGCTAATTCCTATTCGTCGGGTAATAAAAAACCCCGCCGAGGCGGGGTTAAGGTCAATTATGCAAGAGGCTCGTGGTATTCCCTGAGCTGTAAGTAATCCAATTCAAAAACACCCTGAGCCGATGAGCCGCTGCTGAACGAACCACCACAATATGCTGTGGCGATTTCACCAATCACCACTGGGTCGGTAATAGTGCCTTCAAATAGCTGAGTTAAGTCTGTACGAAGCAAAGTTAATTGAATCGTATAATCCGCCCTTAGCTGCATTCGAACCAACAGGGTTTTACCTTGTAGTTCAGCCAGAGCAACCCCTGTTTCAAATAATGGAATAGTTGGAATGCCATTATTTGCCGGGTTTAGAAATGCAAAGCGAACATAATCACCAACAGCAGCACTGACGTAAAAAATCAGCACCCCGCCAGATGAAAACATGTTGTTCTTATCAAACTCAGACGGATAAGAGTTAGCATCTTCCATCTTATTCCAAGCCAGCGCGACGCCTGTTCCTAGCGGGAAGTTCGCTTCAAAACGAAACTCCACCACATCGCCCGGCTTTTTCAATGAATAGGTATTAAACCCATGCAGTGATGGGGAAATAATATTTCGTACGTAGTTGTATGGAACATTGGTATCAATTGGTGGGTGAACAACACGACCACGACCAGCGACAACATCACGCCAGTGCGCTTTATCCATGTAGCTAAAGCCATTGTTGTAATGCATCACCGGGTAGCGGTTTTCCTGACGGTCGGCAATAAAATCTAACCAACCGATTTTGAGATAGCCCGTTACGATGTCGTTTTCAAACAGCTTTTGCGCCGTTGGAGGGATCTGAATACGAATTCGATTCAGACCATAACGCAACTTACCAATAAAACACGGAAAATCAGAACGACCAGAACCAGTATGTCCAATGCAATCTGGCGACACATCATCAAAAATAACTTTTCGGTGGTACTCCTGAGCGGTAAATAACTGCGATTCGACCAAGACGCGAGGCAAATCCACACGATCTGCTAGTTCGAATTTAGCTTGCTGATCTTTATACGCACGGTAAACAAGTGAATGATCGCGGCGTTCATTCCACACCCACAAATCAATCACATCTTTACCTAAAACCTTACCGACATCATTTTCTTGAATCATGCCGTTTTGATACAGCTTGTTCGCACCACGCATGGGGTCACTGGAACTAATATCACTTCGGCTTAACGCATAGCGAACTGCTGAGTGAACCACATCAAAACAGTGCCTGTCTTCAATCAGGGTCGGAACGTTTTCACGTTCAGCGGTCTTAAATAGGAACTCTGCTTTTTTCAGGTGGCCGATGTCGTTTAAGTGCAAGCCATCAGACGAGGCTGACGAAAAGGCAATTTTGTCACCGTTATTGTAAATCCAATGCTTAATCGCATGGTTCACATCCAGAAACTCAATGCCATATTCATGAGCCAAACGGCGCTTAACTTGGTCAACCAACTCGTTAACCTCGTTATTATTGCCATAATCCCCTGATTCGGCGGTATTGTTCGATGGTGGGCATGACATCATTGCTGGCTGAACACCACGAGCAAACGCATCCAAAATCAGAGCTTGATTCTCTACATACGTGCGACGTTCCAACAATTCCGGGTCAGTTGAGGCGGCAGAATCATTTAGCCCGAACATGATCCCTACCCACTCCAGATCCGCATAGGTTGCATTACCATAAACGGCATTGTGAACATTATTAACCGCCCACCCATCTTGCGCCTGTTTGCCGCGATAACCCGCGTTATAAACTCGGATTAAGTCATTCGCATGGAACTCACGCAGAATTCGCTGCATGACATTGGGATAAGCATTTGGCACCTCGGTATCATCATGATCATAAACCAAACCATCCGGTACCGCATTACCAACCAAACGGTCAATATTCCATTTAGAAGCTAATGTCACACCGTCAATCGTGGTAATGCGACCATCTGTAGTTGAGTCACCAAAAAAGCAAATCGGAGCTTTTTGTCCTGCTGCCCAACGTGCAGCTTGTCCCTGCAATGAGGTCAGACGCTTCGGCTTGGCAAAGGAAACGCCTGCATTCAACAATTCTCGAATACGTGCCGGACCATTCTTGTTTGGTTGCCAACCCGCCTGCTCTGGCGTAATAGTCAGGTTGCGGCGCACCCAATAACCGGAGGCGCTACCTGAATCAAACACGGTGGCATCATTCGCTGAATGCGGAGGGTTTGTCATCCAAATCAATGCACCGCCACCACCGTCACCTTCAGCATGATAACCAAGCAGCTCCACTTGTTGCCCTGGTGTGGTTCCGCGATACTTTTTCAACTGCTCAACATTCTTGATAACCGTAGCAAAGTTAATGGTGGTCCATTCTCGGCTGGCCGTCACAATGTTCGGGTCAATCTCAATAATCGGCTCTGCACTGGTAATGACAAAGATCATTTCCAATGTCACTGGCGTGGCAACATTGCCATTGTTGAGCGGCTTAGGCACATAAATGCGCGCACAGTTACCTACAGCGTGCAAATACGTCCCGCCATTAAACTCCGCCACTGCAGCAAATTCACGAATGATCAAATCATTCACATCATCTGGCAAAATGGCTTCTACTTTTAGCATCGGCACACTGTCAGGTGTTGGCTGCAACACATCCACGGAATTAACTGGAATACGTGCCAACTCATTAACCAATGAGGTCTGCGCTCGATCAGGCTGAACATACGTATCGTTAGCGTCACCGATTGCAATATGAGTGAATGAAATCTGCTTATTCTGCAGCTTGCCGTTTTGCTCAGCATTTTCACCAAGCACGGTTAAAATTGAGCCAAATTGTTGTTGGCTCTCTGGTGTTGTTGACATGGTTTACTCCAGAACTAACGATAAAGGCCCAGAGCGAATGCACAGGCCAATAAGGGAAATACAAGAAATTGAAGGACTGCCTTCTGTAATTGCTCTGATCTTCAGTGGGCCAGAACGCAAAGCGATACCTTGACGAGAAAAGCAACTAAGACTGGAACCAGACGAGCTCACCATGGAAGAAATCGACCATGGCCCGGCTTTAACACCTATCCCCTGACGACTAACAGAGGCTAATTTTTCAGGAGCTTCTATCTGGCTCGTGATATTGATGTTTGTCAGCTTGCTGCGCACATTTTTAGCGCTGTATATGACCGGAATGAGTTTCTGAATATCCCTACCATCAATTGGTTGCACCGTTGATAAGTAGTTCACCTCAAAATCACCAGGCTGAAGACGTTCTTTGTCTTCAAACCACTCTTTCACTTCCGTCAAATCACCACGAATAGCGCTAACGACACGCTCAATAGCTTCTCTAGTACCTTTTTTCCTTTGGATAAAGATGCTGTCTTTGATCACCTGCCGTTTACGCTCAACAGGCCAAGATGAATCCCAGTTATCAACTGACAAAGCCCAAGCTAAATGAGGCAATAAATGCTCAGGACACTTATCGGGGTTCCAAAGGTCTCGATTTGGAAAAGAAAGAGGCGGTGAAATCACCGCCTCTACGTCTTTTTCATGTTTGCTGGCATTAGGTGGCAGCAGGCTTTTCCCTGTCATGTTGTCACCCTCGCTGTTAGCGTAATGCTAGAAGCGTAGCCAGCGCTGAATTTATCATTGATGATGTCAGCACTTGGTGAAGTCATGTGAACCTTGTAAACGCCTGGAACACGCAAAGCGGCATAGAACCCATCAAGGGTTAAATCAATCCCTTGACGGTGCGAATCAGCCAGCCATTTATCTAACTGCTCACGGGAAGCTTTCAGCACTTCAGATTGATCTGGACCAGAAAACAGTTCTAACTCCGCGACTACTGGAAACTCATTGATATTGGCGCTTTGTACCACCACTTCATCACTGAGAGGTCGCGTTCCTTTCGGAGTAAGCGTATCTTCTACCAGCTTGATAAGCTCCGAGCTTGCTGTGCCATTTCCCTCATGGGAAAGTACAGAAACCGTAACCACCAATGTGCCTTTCGGTGAGTCCGTAGCAATACTTTTAACTCGACCATCAGCTGACAATGCCCAGAACTCGTAATCATCTGCGCTACCTGCTGTATTCTTGGCTCGGTTTGACAACTGAATCCGATACCGGAAAGCTTCATTGGACTCCATAATGCGCTCTCTTGGAGGAACTGCATTAGGGTCGCTCTCATCAATGACTAGGCGCTGAACATCAAAGTTAGCACCAATCACATCCAAATCTTCATCAACGGCATAAGCAAGCATAGTGGCATGAGCACCGTCATTAACACGCTGACGTAAAACCATTTCACGAAATGCTGCTACCTCTATCAACTTGTAAACAGGGTCAGATTCATTCACATCTTGATAATCAGGGTCTAACCCTTGATAGCGTTCAATCCATTCCTGCAGGATTTGCTCATAGTCCAACTGCTCTATCACTGCAGGCTTTGGCAGTTGGCTCATGTCTACGTTTACGGTGGCCATCATTTCACCTCTATGCCTTCCAGTGTTATTGGCTCACCATTGGGTTTATATTTGCCCTCAATAGTCAGCGTTACCGAACCAGGCTGAGCGGAAGTCACAAGAACTCGTGATACTTCAATACGCTTTTCCCACTTTTTCAGGGCTTGGGCACTTTCTGCCACAATATCAGCCACTGTTTCTGGGTTACCTGGGTTATCAATCAAATCGAACAGTCGACTACCATAGTCACGGCGCATTACCCGTGAGCCTATTGGTGTGGTGAGGATATCACGCACCGACTGCTTTAAGTGGTCGATGCCACTTAGAGCTCGACCTGTGGTTGCATCCATACCACGCATGGCAGTTATCCCCCTGCAAATACATTTGATGAGCCAGCTGCTACCACTGAGCCACAATCCACTGCATCACCGACACGCCCAATCGGCTTGCCGTTAACGAAAACAGACGATGAACCACCGGATAAGCTACCAGCATGGCAAGACGGTGAAGGATCACAATGAACTCCCCAAGCATCACCCTGACGGTGAACCGGAATACCATTACAAAACACATCCCCACTGCCTGCAGTGCTGCTTCTTGGAGGGAACGCGCCGTGGCCTGTCCCTCCGTCACCTTGTCGGGTTACGGCTGGCATTGCATGTACTCCAATAATTTCTGCTTACCTGAGCTGTAATCGTGCAAAATAACCATTGTCCAGCTGTTGCTGTGCTCAGTTTCCAACTCTTGGCTTGTGTCTGGGTCAATTGATTTCACGGTAACAGTGACCATGATGGTGTAATCCAATCGGCTAAGGTTGCTTGGCTTGAACTCCACCAATTCTTTACAAGGTGGCAGTTCTGGCCAGTCAGATACCCTCAGCACCTGATCACCATCCAGGTAATCAAGGAAATCTGGCTTAAACAGCCCCGATAAACTCGCAGCCTGCAGTCGAACACCGCTTAAATCTGCTGAGATAGTGAAAGGGTTTGGGTCATTTGGAGAAAGCGACCAGGTATAACTCAAAACCGTTTCACCCTCCGCAGCCTGATATGACATCAGGTAATCAAGATTTTCAGTAGTATCTGGCACCTGAAACAGCACCGATTCGATAGGTATCCAGCTCATCAGTTCAGATCCACTCGTGAGCCTGTGACTTTGAAGTTGCCACCTGCCTTAATATCGACATTCCCCGAGGCATCCAGCACCATATTGGCGCCTGTTTTAATGCTGAGGTCTTGAACGGCTTCCACTTTCAATGTGGCATCGGTTTTCACCGTGGTTGCTTTCGCCACGGTAACATCGGCAGTGCCATCGATCTGAGCACTCATGTTGCCCTCGATATGGCTAGTCACATTGCCCGTAGCATGAAAATTCACATCACCCTGAACATCTATGGTTAGCGTGTGGGTTTTGCGGTTATAGGTGAACGTGGTGCCATCTTCATAACGGCTTACATGTTCATCCGGTGAGGTACTCGGTACAGGGCTTGAGGCATCTGGCAGCGAGGGGATAACCACACCTGCAGATAAATCTCCAGACTCTGACAAGATAATCACTTGTTCACCAATAGCCAGAGGCTCCCAGTCTGTACGGTGCTTACTTGACTCTCTCCCTGAAATCCAAGGAAGCCAGCCAGTTACAGCATCTTTTTCATACTCAACCTTTACCCGTGGTGGTGACTGTTCAAAGTCCACGCTATGCACTCGACCACGGCGAATCATGTTAGCCATACGCCGCTGCAGATCGCGGACGATGTAATTCAAATCACCCATCCGGTACCACCTGTACATATTTATCTTCATTGGCATTGCCAATGTCTGGCGAGAATCCAACTTTAACCGTGGTAGGGGTTAACCCCTCCGGTTTGAATGCATCCTCACCCACTTCCACATCCTGATTGAACCTGATGGACCAAACCGCATAATCATCCAGTTCAGGGTTGAACGCATCCGGCTCAGCACTGACAAACACGGCTGGCTCTATTGGCATTCCGAAACGGGCTTCTTCCACTTTCAAACCAATGGCCATGGCAGCATTGCGCACTTCAAGCTGATATTGCGCATCCGCCATACCGAGAACAGCAAGGATTTCACAGTTCAATGTGACCGCCATTTGCCCGTTCATTGGCTGATTTTCAGCTCGCTCCCAGTCCATGACGGCAAAGAACGCGCAAGGCGTTAAAAGCTCCGTTTCGGTTTCTGGGTAGTAATCTACAGACTGAATCCACGGAAGCTGCTCTGTGAGCCATTGCTTAACTTTCTCGTGGTAGTCGGTTAAATGGATACCGTCACTCATCGTTGTGCAATCCGCCCTTTGAGGTCTGTAATAAAGTGTTTAAGAAAGATGTCTGGAATCTGGTCGAAAATCTCATCTTCGATTTTTACGTGAATAGCGTCATTTATCGGCACCGTTTCTTCCTTTACCGGATAACGGGCCTTGCCCTTGCGAGTGAATATGGATTTTCTTTTCCCTATCCTCGCCACAAAAGAATCTGGGTACATCTGATGGTTAAGCGATGAAGATGCTGGTTTATACTCTGCACCGTTTGGTGACTTCTTCGTACCAATTCGCTTAACCCTGCCTTTGAGCTTACTTATTGGCATATCATTCAAGCCAAACCATAACTTCAACTCATCAAGGGCCTTGCCACTTTTCTTTAATCGAAACTTTTGAAGTCGATTTCGGATTGCCTTTAGATTTCTGGCTTGCAGTTCATCTCTAAGCAAACGACGGCCTAACATATTCAATGTCACCGCCGTCCGTGAAAGCGCTCGATTGTATGCTTGGCGGAACTCTTTATCTGTTCCACCAAGCATCAACTTCACCGCTTCCAGCTCTTCGAGATCAATATCGAATAGAAGGTTTTGTTGATTTGTCGCCATTGAACTCACCCAAAGTCAATTTAGTGAGACCTGAACCATCCGGCTCTGGGTTTATTACTTGGTAAACTTTCTCGCTACCATCAGAAAACCGAAGAGTAACCACCGCTCGACGAGAAACACCTGCTGCTTTGTGAGTTTGAACAAAAAGCTCATTGTCGACATCTGACACTTGGCCACCGCCAGTTAAAGAGCTAATAGCCGCTGGATTATCAAAAATACCTGGTACTGGTTCTTCTTGCCCTGCTATAGCTACGGTAACGTTGGAGAACGTATCAAAAATGATGTTATCGGCTTCATTCAACGCTGACTCAAAATCAAACATTTATCACCTCTACAGAGTGGCGATGATATGTGCCAAACCAGCTTCAACCGCTTCCATCGCGGTATCTTCGTCAAGGAAAGGCTTTTCACCGGATTTTGCTAAAACTGGCTCGCCGTTTGCGACATACTGAAAAGGTTTAGCAACGAGAACTTGCACCTCACCTTGATCATTAGTTTTAGCTTCAGGGACTACCCCATCGTCTGTGATAGTTTCGCCTTCAGGCAATTCACCGATACCGACAAGAACTTCCGACTTGTCTGATTCTTGACCCTCGGCTTCTTGGCTTTCACCACTGGCAAGATTATCAACGTCATTTCCTTGCGCTTGCGACTGATCTTCATCTTCATTTTCGGATTCATCCCCGTCTGGCAGCTTGGCTTCCAGTTCGTCAATGATTGCGTTTAACTGCGATTCTGTCGTTTTGTCATCGTATTGCGGCTCGGTAATGTTCAACTCACCACATAGCTCATCAATACGCTTTTTTAGGTTGTCTTTTCGGCTCATGATTAGCTCCAAAAGAAAATGGGACCGTGGTCCCATTGATTTTTACTCTGTCGAAACGCAGGATTAACCTACTTTGACGACCACCACTTTGTTCACGTCGATCAAGTACATCGCTGGCGCAGACTCAGTCTTCGTGTAGCGAACTTCAGGATCGCCACCTTCCGTCCAGTCCTTAACGTAACGCTCTGCTTCATCAAAGCCTTCTTTCTGTGCAGAAAGGTCTTGAATCTGACCATACAGGCGAGCACCACGAACGGACGTATGTGCCAAGATTAAGTGGAAGTCTCGCTGCACTTTCTTGGTTGTACCATCGCGGTCAATGTACTCTTCATCCACTACGATGATGGTTACATCACCAAGGTTGCCTTTGATGCTAACGGTCGCACCAAGATCTTTTAGTGCAGTTTCAAGCTGAGAATTGGAACCACGGCGTGTTTCGAGCTTGTCGTTAAACTTCTTGAACTTGCGCATCAGTGCCCACGTTTTAGGGTCTGCGATCAACGCATTGGTCAAGCCTTCGGATAACGCTGCCCACTCTTCAATATCTGCAACAATGTCGTAAGTTTCGAAATCTTGGCTCGCCCACTTCGCACCACTCAGAAGAGTTACGTTATTGTCAGGGTTTCGGCCTGCATCAATTTCGTAAGGCTTTTCGATGTATTGGCTGTCGATGATGGTTTTACCGTCATACACCATCTCAGCACACATCAGTTCTTCACGATCACGAACCGCTTGCTCTTCTGTGTCGAGGTTTTGCATCACGATAGCGTTCAAACGATCTGAAGCAGAAAGGTTGCCATTGATTGGTTCACCAGGACGGCGTTTGATACTTTGATTTGCTGTTACCGGATGCTTCGATTTTACGTAAGCCGGCTTGAAGCTCGATGTTTTAAAACCTTGATTGCGATCTACCGCAGCACCAATCATCGGTGAGCAAAATGCAGCAATTTTGGTTTTATTTGGGATCATGTCTAGGTCGACTTTTTCCGTAGAAAACGTGTAAAGCTCACGGAAGAAGAAGCGCATGAAGAAGTTATCACGGCGAATGCTTGATTGTGTTACCGCACCAAGCAGTTCGCGAGTTGTATAGTTGTCAGGCATAAGAGACTCTTTTTGTTTAATCCAAAAAAAACGACGAATTAATATTCGTCGTCTACGTACACTGCGCTACCAATAAATGCTGCGCGCTTTTGCTTGTCGGTTGTCACTGTGTCTGGCCAGTTAACAAAACCAATGCGAAATCCGCCTTGCGGATACACGGTAGAAAGCTGGTCGCTACCAGTGTTCACCACATCTCGTGCTGACATTGCTACGGCTTTGCCTGGTGTGCCATCCCATTTAACCAGCGTGGCGGCATCCGTTGCATCCATCATTAGCGGTGTACGAGCCGGGAACGCTTCGCCCGATTTGATTGTGGCTCGCGCTGTTACCGGAGCACCAATCATGAAATCATCTGGTGTGTATTCAGTTGTTTCAGTCATTGTTTCGTCCTTAGTCGATACGTGTGTAAGAAGCGGCTAACGCATTAATGTTTTGCTGCTCATCGGTGAGGTCACCAGAACCAACATCCTGACCAAGAGGTTCACCATGTTCTGCAGCAAGTGTCTGCAACGCTGATGAACTCTGCGCAGCTGCACTAACCGGAACAGATGCCAGAATGGTCTTCGCTTCTTCCACGGTGATCTTTGGATTGTTTGCTAACTGGTGAGCTAGAGATTCACGACCTTTACTTTCTTCTAAGCCGAGAATGCCCATACAACGCTCTCGTTCCTGAGTGGCAGGATCTGCGTTGGCTTCCGGTTGAGCATTTGATTGAGGTTCTGCAGCATTACCTTCCTCTGCTGTTGGTGTTTCTGGAGTCGCTGGAGCTGATGCCTGTGGCTGTATATCTGCTTGTCCCGTTGCGACTGGTTGAGTTTGTTCTTGCACCGTCATAGCGGCTCCCATATCAAAGGTTGATTGTTTTTTCTTGAAGTGCTCAGCCATCAACTGAACTGCATCAAGGCCATTAACGACTTCATCAGCGAAGCCAACATCCACCGCAGCCTGACCTTCATAGGTTTCAGCCTCAGTTTCTAAAACTCGTTTAACATCGATGTTCATATATGCTGCCGCTTTTCCAGCAAACATCTGTCGAGTGCTTTCCAGTTCGGTCTGCCACTTTTCACGAACATCATCAGGTAATGCCTGATAAGGATTCCCATCGGCTTTATGTTTACCTGCAGTAATTAAGGTGATTTCCGTACCTTTCTGCTGCAGCATCTTTTCGATATTGGTGTGCGCCAAAATAACGCCAACAGAACCCGCTACCCCTGTCTGAGTAATCAAACGACGAGAGCACGAACTGGCAACCATCTGCCCAGCACTACAATGCATGTCGTAACCAAGTGACCAAATTGGCTTTATTTTTCGGTACTCTGCGATTTTGTCTGCTAAGTCAAAGCAACCAGCCACCATCCCGCCGGGGGTGTCCATGTCTAGCATGATGGCTTTCACTTCTTTATCCGACATGGCTTCTGTTAAGCGGTACATGATCCCGTCATAACCTGTCATGCCTGAATACGGTTTAACGTAGCCATATTTGTGAACTAAAGAGCCATCAATCGGGATAATGGCGATACCATCCACAACCTGATAGCTACGTTCACCACTGCGACGTCTGGTGAACTCGGATGCTTCCTTTTTCATGTCTGACTCACGCAAGACATTGCCATCTGCGTCAGTCAGCTGAATTACATTGCCGAGGCGCTGACTCAGAGCTGAGAAGAAAACACGGGCATAACCAGCTTCAAGCGCCAGTGGTCGGTTGAATGTATTGCTGATTAAGTGTTGTAAATTACTCATTTGGGCTCTCGTTTGGGTTGTCCGGCGCTAACGCCTGGAGTTTCATCCAACTTGGTGGTGGTAAACCTTTCGATTTACGCTCTTCCATCTCAGCCATCTGCTGATCGAAGATTTCTTGATAATCTTCACCAAGTAACGCCAGCTCTTTCTCATAGGTGGACAAGCCAGCCTCAATACGAAGAACCGCTTCTTTCACCTCTTTCAGGCCATCAATCGCTAATCGGCCAGAGCCAATCCAGTCACTCTTTGTCCACGCATGGCGACGTTCGTAGAAACTAAATCGCGCCTTGCTCGGTAAGGTGATGTATCCACGAATGATCATCTCCTCAAACAGCAGGGTGAAGATTTGACTAGCGAATCGGTTCGCAATGATTTTTCGACGGCCCATGAAGTAACGCCACGAATCATTGTGAGCAGCACGGATAGTGCTGTAAGACATCTGAGAGTAATTGCGAGATAGCTGGGCGTAATCTACGCCAAGACCTGCAGCGACATATCGAATAATCGACTGCTCTAGAGCCGCAAATCCATTATCGGCATTGCCTGCGCTGTGCAGGTTGATTTTGTCGCCTGGCATTAGGTGAGGAAGTTTAACGCCGTTGAATTTCACCTCATTCGCGGCGTAGTAATCACCGTATGTCATCAACATCTTCTCGATGGCACCGTTTTGCTGGTTAGCACCAAACAAGAATTCCATCGCCTGATCAGAACCGAGCTCTGACTCGATACTGGCTGCATACATCGCATTGACAATGGCTCGCTGAAGCGTTGTATTTTGTAATGTGTCGAGCATTTTTAATTGCTCCAAACACGACAAAAACTTATTAACGCCTCGACACTGACCACCTTCCGAGGGTTCAAATACATGTAAGAAGCCCATTCGACCGGAGCGCAATCGCTTAGGTACTTCACGCCACTTCTTCGGCATGCCGAAATTATCAGCGCCTTCTTCAATAAAGTAGGAAACGGCCTCTCCGTTTCGGTTGAACTTCATCCCACCACGTTGATAGGGTTTATCCATCATGTAGTTCGGGTTGTTCACCTTGCGAGGGGCAACCATTCGAATGCAGGTTGAAAAGTGCGAATGGCGTCGATCAATCCACTCTGGCTTTGCCATGATTTCGCCAGCATGAGCATGCGTTTCAATGCCTTCACGCATCATCATGGTGAATGTGCGGCGACCTTCTGCATCAATAAAGCAGTTAGGATCTTCAGCAATATCACGAAATATTGCTTCAACTTCTCGAACAAAACCTTTGTCCGGTTTTAATCCAAGCAGTAACCAATTCGGCTTATAACTTAGGCGAAACTCAGAACCAATAATGTGGTCCTTGTGGAGCTGGATACCATTCGCTGCAATGCCATTGTTACGAGTTACATCGTCCGTTCTGGCATTAGCCTGTTTCATAACAGGCAGGAACGCAGCATCCACTGATTTGGACGGTGGGTTCCAATCGCGCATCTGGCCACCAAACCCTGAACCGCCAGCTCTGAACACCGCCTCTCTTAATGGTGTCTGACCATCTGCGGCCAGTAGTCCGGTATTTGTCATTACATTCCGACTCCTGCTGGGCGACGGCGACGAACTGAACCAATACCTAACTGAGAACGAAGGTCATCAATATAGGCTCGCAGTTCGTGAATATTCGCTCGGTTAAATTCTACTTTTCGGTCCCCTTTCTCTATTGAGACCGCCATACTGCCTGTTTGCAGCTTGTGGTAGGCGCTTTCCGCCTGCTGCAGCATTTCTTGTAAGGTCATTTGCCACCTTTCAGTCGAGCGGCCAATTCAGCAATGCTTAGGCCGGATGATTGTTGTTCTGGTGTGGTTTGTTGTTCATTTAGCTCTAAGCCAAATTTATGAATGAGAATATTGAGTGCGGCGTAAGCGTAGTTCCAACCATCCAATGCTTCGTCGTATGGATGGTATTGCTTAACCCACCGCCAAACCTGGCGACCTGATTTGTCGTGTTCGAGTTTTTTATTGGCTGAGCAAAGTTGCTTGAAAAACTCATCTCCAGCGATATCGTCATCCAATGGAAAATGAATACAACCAGGTACTGGCTCATCACCTTTTGGCGTGAGACATAAACGGCTATATAGCCTCTGCTTGATACCGTCGGTACCTAATCTGGTCAGATAAACTTTTTTGTTGTTCTTCTTTCGTGGGAAGTTTTGGATCGGCTTGCCATATTGGTTTTCACCCTGAATCGGTATCACCCACATAACGCCATGCTTACGACTCATTTCATAAACATCATCGGTCTTGTGGCCCATGGCATCCCAACACCAAAGCTTAATGTCCATCACTTCGCCATTTCGCTTGGTATAGGTTCGATAAAGTGCTTTACCTACAGCATCTTTCAAAACCTGACCGGAAAGATCACCGAGCAGAACTATGTGATCGACCAACCAACACTCTTCGCCAGAACCCCATGCCCAAACGTACATTTCAATGCGGTCATCTTGGGTATCAATACCGCCGGTTAACGCGACGGCTCTATCTGGTACTGGATTCTTTTTACGCTCGCCAGCCCACCAAATTTCCCGGCGTGCCTTTAGGTGTTCCCAATCAAGCTTGTCGCCGTTTTCCCCCTCCCAAAGTTCACCGAGAGTCAGGTTAACAAACGTCTTTAATTGGCTAGGGTCATCTTTCTTATTTAGAAAGTCTCGGACGATACCGCGCCAGCCTGCACTCAATTTGGTGTTGTAACCGGACCAAATGTGAAGACCAACACTGGTAGGTGTCTGCGCCGGATTATCATCGGAATCAAAAAACTCATGACCATCTCTGGTCCAAGTTCCATCTTCTGCTTTCCACCGACCAGCAACCTCCATCTTGTAGAGATGTTTGTAATAAATCGGGTCATCGCAATTAACACAGCTGTAGTAAACCGACTTGGCTTTTTTATCTACAGTAGGCTGAGTGTTATCCCACTTGAATCCGTGTTTATCTTCCTTACTACCCCACTGTAAAACCTGCTCAGTTCCACAATGCGGACAAGGTAAATAGAATCGAAAGGTCAATTCCATCTTGGCCATCAGTCTCTCTACGTGAGACTCGCCAGCATTCGTTGGTGTCGTTCCCCAACGAGCCATGGGAAATGCGGCACCTTCTAAGCGCATTCGCGCCAGGTCTATTGGGTTACCCTCTTTCCCGACCTCCCAATCCCAGCCGTCTATTTCATCCCCAAACAAGGCGCCTTTGGTAAGTGCACGCATGTTTCGCGGAGTTGATGTGCCGAGAATATGAAGTGACCAACCAATACCCTGCTTATACGAAACAGTGTTGCGGTGATCTTTTGCAAAAAGAGCAGGAAAGATCCTCTGCATGATTGGCATTTCTTGCCAAGCTGCATCAATCTCTGTAACCGATATGTTTTTCGCATCGCTCTCGGTTGGTACGTAAATCACTGAGTTGGTTTTAAACTGAGCATGCAAGCAAGTGTTTGCAGCAATCACCAACTTTGACCATCCAACACGCGCTGACTTTTGCATCGTCAGCTCTGCGATTGCCCGGTTGCACATCATGTTAAGTGGCACAACCTGCAATGGCAGGGTTTCCCAAAAACCCTCTTCCTGAGATGAACCTGCCGCCAATCGAAAATGCTTGTTAGCCCACTCGGCTCCCTTGATTGCGATTGTTCTCTTCATCCCCATCAAGCCACGTTGGACAGCTCTCTGGATCGCCGTCCATGTAATCGGTGAGGTTTGGTTGAACATCGGCACACTCATTTAATACAGCAGCGATCACAGCCTCTAGAATTTCCACCGCTTCGGGTGGCATGTCAGGCCATGCGTTTTTGAGTTTCGGGAGGAGAGTGTCAAGTCGGGTACCTACCCTAGCTGTGACTTGCTCTAATGTTTCGACAATAACTTCAATGGGTGCGTAGCTCTTCTCGAAAAGGACTCGCTTGGCTTTCTTCATCGCAATCGTCTCTCGCTTATCCTCAAGCTTGAGCTCTCGCTCTATTTTCTCGAACGATTCCTCTTCATCATCGTCCGTTTCCGGTTTTTGATTTCCGGCTTTTGCTTGTCTTAAATACGAGTTGTACGCGTGGTTACACGCTAGCGGGTCCATGCCATTTCTACCTATAGCAGCAGGCAGAACCCCTTGTTGTATAAGGTTTCGGACCTGTCTATCTGAAATGCCAAGGAGCTTTGCTACATCCGACTGCGTAAACTTCTTGTCTGGATTGAATAGGTTGCTCATTCATGGTTTTTGACCGGAAACCGGAAACCTCCAAAATAAAAAAAATTTTTAACGAGAGCTTTTCTGCGAGGTCACGCCCCCGTGGGGTTCCAGATACGCCGGAAGGACCCATTGCGACCACGGTCGCAATCACTCGGGCTTCGGTGTCTGAGACAGAACACGAAAGATGATCGTCAACGCAGCTGCAGTAGCGTTCAGCCCTGCATACACTGGCACACTCACATGCACCTGAACCAAAGGAAGCAGAGAAGCCAGCAGGTTCATAGCCACAACGGCTAGCGACCACTGGATAGTCCACAGCTTTCCTGACTCTTTCCAGTTATCAATTAACTTCATCGGTCACTTCCTTTGATGCCTGGATAGCTAAGCAGATAGCTTCTTCAAGACGTTGCTTGGCTAAATCCATCTTTGTTGGGTTAGCGGTTGGCTGGTTACTCATTAGCTTCTCCAGTGCCGCGCCTTGTGTATTCAGAATTGCTT